GTCTCATCAAAGATCTTGTCATCGCGCCGCTGCCCCGGAGTTTCGCTATAGAAACTCTGGCGCATAGGCAACGCATAGTCATAACAATCTTCAAATAGAGGCTCAAAGTTTACACGCGCTTGTTTAGCACGTTCGTACTTTTGCAGCATACGGTCTGCAATTTGATCCATTAAACAGTCTCGTCATAGTAACCCAGAGCCGCTTTGTTGCTTGTAAGCAACGAACGTCTGCCAGCACCACCGCCAACTTTCTTGCGAGCAACTTGCTTCTCAAGCTGCTTTGCTTTCGCATCCTCTTTCTTCTGCTGCTCTGCTGCTGCTTTGTTGTCAGCTTCGATCTTGTCGTTTGGATCGACCGCTGGTGTTTTTGAACCACCACCACCTAAACACATAATTTTAATCCTCTTATAGCTATCTGACTTGTTTAACCCACTGCATTAATGCAGATCAACGCACAAAACTACATGCGCGACCAAAGACCTTCTCGCCGCGCTTTTGGTTTGCGTGTGAATACATCAAACTCTCTTGTTGCTTGGAAGGGTTTGGTGGCCGTGCTGTTGTTGCGGAGTATCTGCCTTCCCTCGCCAGAGCCAAGCATTAGATACTGCAAAGCGTCATGGATGTGAGAGAAGTGGTTCTTGTCTGGCTTGTCAGCATAACGCTCACCAGATACTTGCATGCGCTTGTACTGATACCCACCCTCAAAGCCTTTGATGATTGTGCGGCAGCGTTGATCGATAAGCAAACCAGACTGCCCTTCGATCATTCTATTGAGTGGTGCAGACACAGATTCCAGACGCAGGGCTACATCATTAGATGGCGCAGGGCGAGCAGACAGACCAGCCCCCCGCAATATCTGAAACGGTGTTGTCTCATCAGTCTGTGCGCGGAAGTCACCAGCCGGATCACCAAAGATAATAATCTCGCAGCCGCCGTAACGTGTAGCTATCTCTTGCCGCAACACTTCAGCAAAACGCACAATGCCCATGTCGAATGCAACAATCTCTTGAAGCAGCATCCATCTACCGCGAACCTTCTGCCCAAAGACAGCGGCAGGCGTTAGTCCAAAGTCAATACCAATATAGACAGGCATGCCATTAGCTACTGGTATTTCTTCTCTAGCTATATGAATGTCAGGCGCAAACATAGGATAGACAGGCTTACCGTCCTTTATGCTTCCCAGCCTGTTCATAACGTAGACATCGATCCAGCTTTTGGTCTTGCCCTGTACAATGTTCGGATAATAATCCTTGCGCATATTGTTCTTGTTCTCTGCGCTCTCGTTTGGAACGTATTCGGATATGTCGCCTTCTTCTGTTTTGCGCTCTAACATCCCTGCGGGTTGTGTGAAGAACAGCCAGTTGTCTGGCCTTACCAGCATCTTTGCTTCTTCTTTTGAGATGTGATCTGGAACTGGAACCTCGCCCGACATGATAGGCCACCAATGATCTTCCTCCGGTGCGTTGGTATCACAGATCACACCTGTCCATGTTGCGCCGCCATCTTTCATAGAAGGGTAGCGACCAACACGCATGGTGCATGCGTCAATGATTGACTTAGGTATCTCCCTCGCCTCGTTCACCCAGATGCCAGTGAGTTCAAGGGAGAGCAACTTTTTCACATCTTCTGGACGATCAAGTGCGAGGAAGATTACTTCAAGGTCTATGTCGTTCTTTTTAATATGATGGGTGAACGGAACAGACCAAGTAAACTTGCCCCACTGTTCCTCTGGGAACCAGTCGAGCCAAGTCTTAATCGTTGTGGTTTTAAGCTGTGGGTTGGTGTTACGGATAACAGCCCAGCGACTACGGCGTGTGCCATCAGGTGAATGCTTTTGCTGTAGTGCGCGGCGAAAGATCTCCACGCAGCAACCAACAGACTTGCCCGAACCAACAGGGCCGCGTAAGCCACGAAAGAATACATCAGACTTCATAAAGGATTTTAGTACGTCACCATCAGGCTTGTACTTAAAGTTGGTCAACCTTGTGATCCTTACCGAACTTAATCATCTGAGCAATAACCTCTGGCCCGATAACAGAGATAACCTTATCGGCCTCGTAGTCATTACAGAAATCTTTGGGGTGGTGAGAAAGGTGTACCTTCTTCACTATTGTGCGAAGTAACTCACGCTCCTCAAGTTTAAGCATATGAAGAAAGCTCATGCTTTTGCCTTATTACGTTTGCTGATTGCTTTGCCTTTTTTAATGGCATCTGCTTTAGAAGAAGCACCCCAGACTTGTAATGATTTAAGCAGGCGTGTTGGCCTGCCCTTCTCGTCACGCTCGGGGCCTTTGGCTGCACCCATGCGCTGCAAGAAGCTGGCGCGGCGTGGGTTATCACCAGACTTAACTGGTGCTTTCATGCCTGTGCCTTCACGCCCTTTAGCATTCAAGCCGCCTTTAGGATTCTTGCCAGCAGCGCGTGTCCATGCAGGAGTAGCCATTACTTCTTCTTCTTAGTTGTCCACGCCTCATTCTTCAAAGGAGTGGATTTATCATCTGCCTTTAGTTTGCCATCCGGCTTTCTAGCGCGAACGATCTCGTCACCAGCCTCAAGAGGAAAGCAACGCACACTGTCACCAGTTAGCGTTTCACCTGTTTTGATTCTGCCATCAGGCATAGTAACGACAGCACCTTCATAGATGCTGCCATCAGCGAGTTTGTATTTAAGCATCAGCACGACCTTTGCGTTTCTTTGTTACAGCCTTACGCTTCAAACGCTGCGTTGCGCTCTCGCGTTTAGCATTACCAGATGTGATCTCTTTAGAAGACTGACCCTGATAAGGGTTGTTTGTTTTGCCAACAGATGAGCCAGACGTTACCTCTTTAGGAAGACTGATCTTCTGTCCTACACGGATCTGGTTGGCGTTCTTGATCCCTGGATTAGCAGCCATTAGCTGACGAACAGATGTGCTGTGCTTCTTTGCAATCTGTGAAAGAGTGTCACCACTCTTAATAGTAATCGAACCAGAGGTTTGCTTTGGAGCAGCCTTTGCAGGAGCAGACTTCTTTGCTGCCTTACGCGCTTTAGCTTTTTCAATAGCTGTCTTGCTCAGAGATGAGCCAGTAGCGGTAGC